CTTTTGTTTCAGAGCGATCATCTTCTTCTTCTGTGCTTCCGTGAGAGACCGTGCGGTGCGTGGAGTGTCTGATGTTATCTTCTTAGATGGTCTACAAGTCGGATAGTATCCTTTCTTCTTCGCGGCACCACATTTTTCCCCCGTAGAAATATCTATCCATTTTTCCTTATACCATCTTCCCAACGAACTCGATCTCTTCGACGGCGAACTAGATTTGTACGGTTTTTTCCCTTTCTTTTCCATGGCCGCTTTATATTCTTTCACCAATTGTCCGGACAAATACGCCGATGGCCATCTGCTCTTCGAACTCGATTTTATACGAGCTTTTATTCTGTCGTATAATTTTTGATCAGCAGGTATTGGATTACTCATTTACATTGTGTAATATTTTAAATAAATCTATTGCCAGTTTTCGTACATTTCTTTAGTTATGTTTTGAATATCATTGGTCAAAACATATGAATAAAAATCTTTATTGATCTTGAAAATATCATTCGGGTATTTTTTACGAAATATCCATTTAGATATGAATGTTTTTGTATTTTGTTCGAAAATTTCCATCAAAGCTTCGCTGGCATACTGACTACATGCATATACCTTACCAAAAGCACAGACCGGTGATGCTCTACTACCTTTTTCACCTGACCTCGAAATAGACATTTTAGCACACACTTCTGCTGAACGTGTTTTTCCTTTATTCGCTTTGCCGATATTTGCAGAATGTTCTGCACTGAGTGTTCTTCCATTAAGTGCCGTAGAAATATTCTTACGATGATTGTCCGAGAGAGACTTGCCTAAATGTGAAATTGACATTCTCATACGTGCCTCGGATGACACTTTTTTGCCTCGTTGTGCCTTGCTCATGTTAGCACGTGCTTCAGACGACATCTGCTTGCCTCGTTTTGCTTTGCTCATGTTAGCACGTGCTTCTGTTGTAGGTGTCTTCCCCGTCAATGTCGCGGAAATTTTTGCACGATGTTCCTGCGAACGTACACATCCTGTGAGCGCAATACTTATCTTTTTACGTGAACTCGCAGAAAGACGAAAACCACAAGTTCCTCCGGTCGACTTATTATATCCGTTATTTCTATTTGTCAAATCGTAAAATGATATCAAAAATATTTCTATAGAATTCATCAAATATCTTGGTACTTTTTGACGAATAATGCGAACATTATCGAAACCGTATTTTATCAATGCATTCGTATGATGTATATTGTTTCCTTTATTATTGTAATATGTCATTCTTTTATCAAAATTAATAGTTTGACCTGCGTATAGTTTTCCATTTGGAAACACTTGTAAATAAATATTTCCATTACACACTCGTTCGTATGTATATGACATATGAACCATAGTGAGATCCATCTTTTTCAAAAAATATTCTATGGCATCAAACTCGTACATTGTTATATGTATTTTTACAAGTGTTTAAATAAATTGTTCATCGCGTCGATACATTATATACTCAAACAATCGCGTCAAGATCTGTCAGCCACATGCTCGTCTCGGAAGTCGCCGTAAGAGTTTGCAGTTCTTCGTCGAGCTTCGTCGATTCTCTCGCCAGTTCCGTCGCTCTCTCTGACGTGAGAGAAGAAATCTTCATGTTGAGCAAATATCCAAAACCGTCATCTACTTCGTAAAACTTCAATGCTCGCAATTCTTCGGCGAGAACAAGTTCCGACTTTTTGTTTATCACGATTTCTCCATCATTCACCATGGTGATGAAACGATGTTTGTTGGCCGCCACGAGACTCTTGTGTGTCAAGTCCTTCAACAAAAACGCCTTTCTTTTCACGTAAAATTCTCTGCGAACCTCCATCCAATCTCGAATGATATCCAGTGGCGATTCGTATTTCTTGATGCGACCGAGTGCATCAAACGCGTGCATATTCGTCGTCCTTATACTCGTTTCCAGTCTGAGAATCTTGGGATCGGGAACTCCCGCAAAATCGAGTTCGAAGAGAACGTCTTCCTCCGTGTGTTTTTCACGAAAATCTGATAGCACTCTTTTCTCGATCAACCCTTCGAGAAACTCCTTGTAAGAATTCGTCCACACGCCAACGGGAAGCTCGCTGATCGTCAGCGTCTTTTCGGATACATTGTATACTCCCTTCGTGACGAAAACTCCAGGCGATGTCTCCTCAATGATTCCTTTGAATCCGCGATACCACGGAATCATAGGCAACAACTCGTCGCCGTTGACGACACGTTTCACGTTTTCTACAATGTCTCGCGGATTGTACGCGGGGACGTCCGTCGAAAATCCAGTGCCTATTCCCGATGTTCCATTGACGAGTAATGTCGGGAGGACCGGGACATAATACTCCGGTTCGATGCTATCTCCGTCGTCTTCGTTATACTTCAGCAGCTTGTCGTCGATCGACACGAAAATCTTGCGAGTTTCCGGGCTCAGACGCGTGAAAATATAACGTGCGCTCGCAGAGTCCTTACCTCCCATCAACCTCGAACCGAATTGGCCGCTCGGGAACAACCAGTTGATGTTGTTGCTCCCCACGTAATTTTGCGCCATGTTCACGATCGTTCCTTGAAGCGATACTTCTCCGTGGTGATACGCGGAATGTTCGGCTGCGTATCCAGAGAACTGCGCCACCTTCGTGTCGGTCGTCATATTTCTTTTGAACGCCGCATACAACACCTTTCTCTGAGACGGTTTGAGTCCATCCACCACGCTCGGAATGCTACGCTCCACGTCATATCTCGAAAACAACACAAGCTCCTTGTCCACAAAGTCGGGAATAGATACGTCTGGTTTCTTGTGATCGAGTTGATTTCCGGGTGCAAAATTCAACAGCCACTTTTTCCGCTCATCGGCTCTCGTCTTATTGAAAGAACGGTCTATGAGCTCTCCGGAATCGTCAGACCACGTGAATGTCTTCATCAGGCTCTTGAGATTCTTGAAATACTTGCGTGCGTCAGCCGCGGTAGACGTTCCAAGCCCCTTAAAATATCTAGACGTCCACTTGCGATAGTCCGGTGTTTTTTCTTTCCAGTCGTCGTAGTCGGGCATGCTATAAAATTCTTCGACATCTTTCCCACGCGTCGCCACCACGATGGGCGTGTTGAACTTCTTGAGAAACCCTGGAATTTCTAGAAGGCTCGGATAGCACGCGTGAAAGAAATTCATGACCAGCCCGAGAATGTGACTCCCGTCCAAATCTTGATCCGTCATCAGCATGACATGGCCATACCGAAGAGACGACGCGTCTTTGTACGTCTTTCCCGTCTGAAGCCCCAAAATTTGTTTGAGAGCGGTGATTTCTTCGTTGTTCGTGATGCTCGAAACGGAAGCGTCCCGGACATTCAGCAACTTACCGCGGAGAGGAAACACACCATAACGTTCCCTTCCGATGACACTCAAACCCGCAATCGCCAACGTGGCTGCAGAATCACCTTCCGTCAAGATCAACGTGCACATATTCGAATTTTTCGTTCCTGCCCACGCGGCATCCGTGAGTTTCTTGATTCCAGTAATGCGATTCTTCTTGGCTCCATCAGTCTTTTTCAGCTGTTTCTCTTCGACCAAAGAAGACCGCACGTTCGTCTCGGCGATGACGGCATCCAGAAGAACGCCCACGGCCTTCTTTACGAAAGATTCTCCGAGTGATACTTTGGCGTTGCGAGACGTCAGGATCTCTTTCGTTTGAGAATCGAACACGGGGTTGACGACCCTGGCATTCACAAAGACGAACATCTTCCCTTTGACGATACTGGGTTTCACGACGATCTTTTTCTTGGCCGCCGCCTCAACCACAGCCTTCGAAATCGCATCCACGACCGCGTTGACATGCGTTCCTCCGCGAGTCACCACGGCATTCACGAACGAAATAGACGTAAAATCATCCGAAGACGCGACGCCCACGTCCCATCCTTCCGCGGTGCTCTCGAAAGCTCTTTTTGTCTCCGTCCTGCCGCCGATATACAAACTGAAGTAATCTTCGGGTGATTTGACGTCGAGACGTTTCCCATTGAGGAATACGCGGACGTTCTTTCCGAGGACCGCGGATATGTCGTACACCCTGCGAATCATCACAGACATCGTGTCGTCGTCAAAATCACTCGATCCAAACTTCTCAAAATCTGGAAAGAACGTCGTAGAAATGTAAGGATCCTTGGAACACGTCGTGATCTTGGGCTTTCCGACGTCGCGCATGTTATTTTTCCAGGTCTGAACATACTTTTTCTTGCCGTCTGCAATCTCCACGGAAAACGCCTTGGAAAATACGTTGGTCAGCTTCGACCCGTACCCATTACGACCGGCTCCCGTACGAGCTTCGTCGTCGTCGAAGTTCTCGCCGCTCAGAAGATGACCGAAAATGAGCTCGGGGACGTAACATCCCTCCGCATGTTTTTCGACGGGAATAGAACATCCGTCATTGTGTACACTCACGAACGTTTTATCGATACAAACCTTTAGAATACTCATTTTTTTATCGCGACTATAGCAGTCTGCAGAGTTCGTGATAATCTCATCGAATATTTTCAAAAGCCCCGGAGAATACGTGACATCTTTTTGGAATATTTTTTGATTTTCGTACACCCATTCAGTACGTTGTTGAGGAATTGTCGAACCGACGTATGTATCTGGCCTGATAATTATGTGTTCGAGTTGAGAAAGCTTTTGATAGCGTTCCGTCATTGTTAATTGTGTTAGATGACACGTGTGAGAGAGTATTAAGTTAATGTTTGTCGATACACAATATCTTCCGTATCGTCATCCGTATCAATTTAATATGTTTCGTTCGAGTAGAAACCAAAACGAAACACAATGGCATTCAGGGCTGAAATAATCAAAATGATAGAAGATCACGTAGAGGTCATCGAGCTGTATAATTACAAAATTACGTCTCAGATGAAAACTCAATTCGTCAATTTTGTGAATGAGTTTTCGAAAGCGCATCTCGGAACCACAAACATCGACTATCGTCTCACGGCCAATATTCTTTTTGCAGAAATGGGCGACTTGCGCATCATCATCGCAACGGACGCCGATAAAGAGTATCAAGTCCCAGGGAGCAACATCCCCATGCGCGAGCAAATCGAAGCATTCATCTTGTGCGGAAATAACGTGTGTTACGATTCCGTGTCCATGAGAGTATTCCGAAAAATCGCACAGACCGATATGTCTACTTCTCAACCAGTGTATGTAGGTTTCGACATCAAGAAGATTCGCGCCGAAGCAGAATCTTCTGTGAAGGCGCCGGTGGTAGAAAAACCTGCAATGATTGAAGCATCGGTGCCATCCACTCCGACACTAAATTTCATGACGTCAACACCGACTCTACAATCATTCCCGCAAATCAGCACGACTCCCGTTCAAAACACCGCTCCTTCCCCACCCACATTCTCTACGCCGGCCATCACGTTTGCCCCACCGAGCTCCACTCCCACAACCAATACTTCTTTGTTCTCCATGCAACCTCCTGCACCCGCTCAAAACACATTTCAAAACAATTCCCTGTCTGCATTTCCAGCCCCAACTCCTCCCACCACTTTCACCTCTCAGACAACCAACACGTTCACGGCCCCAAAAACGAATTCGTTCATGACTGCCCCGTCCGCGACCACTTTTACTACCATGCCAGCAACGACCAAGCCCTCGGCATTCCCTTCGTCTTTCCTGCAATCGACCGCGACAAAATCTCTGGATAACGGAAACAAGTTCGGATTCTCGTCGAGTTCTCCAAAATCGACTCTGAACACGTTCAACGTCTTTTCGGCTACAAACACCGCCACCAATCCGTTCGGGTTGGCACGAGCTGACTCTGCATCGTCTCTGAGCACCAACTGATCATTCCCATGACCTGCGACCGAAATACTTTGCCATATCATGAACCAATGCGTCTACAACCTCCTTTGTAACATGAGGAAGCACAACAACATGAGATTTACCACCGACAGTCGCGAGAGACCATTTGCGAATTATCTCGTCCGATGGCTTATTGAAAACGACGATGGGTGACCGATAGTTCATCCATGGTTCGCACACTGGTACGGTCTCGGAAAGTCTGCGAACGAGATATTCCGATACTTCCAGACATCCTTCTACATCTTTTTCGAGGTCCACCGTGTCGAAAAAGTGATTCAGGAAAATAGCCGTATGCCCGTTTCGAGAACCAGAAATAGTCACGTCGCGCTGATCTATGACCTCCTCGTAGTTTTCTATGTACTGAAGTCTATCCTTCACCGACATGAAAACTCCCCCCGGAAATGGAACTCCGCTAAATTTATGAGAACTCACGGAAATAGAATCATAATACTTGTAATCGTCGAACCCTGGACGCAGGAACGGCATCACGAACCCGTAAAACGCTGCATCTGCGTGAATATACATTCGGTTCGTCGTGTTTTTGAGGATATGATGTATTTTCTTGACGTCGTCCACGGCCCCTAGAAACGTCGACCCGATGTTCGCGAGCACGATGACTGGTTTGTCCGTATTGATGCGACATTCTAGTTGACGACAATCAATCGCACCGGTTTTATCGCTCGGAATGACTACAGATTTCATCCGAAGAATCTTTGCAATCTTCTTGATAGAATAATGAATCTGATCCGAATGATATAAAATACCGTCAGGAAACATCTCCCTAGCAATGTACAGACCTTGCATATTGCCTTCGCTGCCTCCGCTCGTCGTGTATCCCCAGCAATTATCAATATCTACTTTCCATAACTTTGCGACTCTTTCTATGAGGACTCGTTCGTCCTCGTGACGCTCGCGTTCGTACGTTCCCTTTTTTACAGCGAAACTATCTCCCGCGTTGTTGTACGATTCACGAAGCGTGGGAATTACCTTCGAATAATCTCTGCCCAATGCCACGGGATACCCGCACTGAGTGCGAATGGCACTTTTGTGAATAAACGGCTTCATTGTCGCCATCGTTGTCATTGTTTTGTGTTATTTACATATTATTTTGTTAAATTTATATACGTTATTACATCATCTTAAATTATCTTTTTTGTTAAATTTATACGGAGGTCTGGATAACGGATGACAAACCAAACATGCACAATAGCAAAACAGTCGTAGATTTAGAAGGATGCTCGTCGTAATCGTATGATTTATTCAGCTGACGCACGATCTCTGCTAACACCGCGTCGTTGCCGTCGCGATCCAGTTCGTGATTGACTTCGAGATTGATTTTCACAGTGCCCTCGTCGGTAATATTCATCTTCATGGTCACTTGCGGAGTCTGTCTAACGACGTCTGCCGCAGCGTATATCACGGCGTCTAGGAGTTCCTCGATTAGTTCTTGGCGAAAATTCAACCCGTCGTTTTTAGAATTCAGAAGTCCTCGCCCGTAACGACTCCAACCTATCTCGAGTCGCTCCCTGATGAGATTCTGAATCAGGTCGGACATCAGGTCGGACATCAGGTCGGACATCTCGTGATATTATGAATTGCAAGTTATTTAAATGATTTGTTTGTCGATACTAAAATTATTATAATATATATCATATACAATGAGTGCCGATTTGATTAAAAAATTCATGTCTAGTTTTCAGTCGGCATTTCAAGGTCCTACATTTCAAAAATTTCAGTCCAAGCTGACCAGCAGAGAATTCGTGGCTCCTCTCGTGTATTCT